GAGACAAATAATTGCAAGCATCTGATTACTTCAAGGATGTTCCATTAGAGCTTCTAAAGCTCTCTGAAGGGCGTAGAGAGTTAACCAAATATGATCCTATGCTCTTTGCTTTAATCTATTTGCCACATCATTTGAAAAATGCTGCTGGAGAACTCACTTTATCTGAATTTCATACAGATCTAGCTGAATATGGCAAACTATGGATTAATCCACCTTCCCGCCCCAAGCAACATAGAGATGCATTCATTGCTCCAAGAGAATGTGGTAAGTCTACTTGGATATTTCTTATTTTGCCTATGTGGGCTGCCGCTCATGGTCATGTTAAATTTATTGCAGCTTTCTCAGATGCTGCATCACAGGCAGAGACTCACTTAATGACATTTAAAAATGAATTGGAAACAAATGACTATCTTAGACAAGATTACAAAGAATTATGCACACCTAAAATTGTCGGCTCAACTGGGCGTTCCCTTGCATCAAACTCTTGGCGTATTATTCAGTCAAATGATTTTATATTCGACGCTAACGGTATTGACACTAACTCTCTTGGTAAAAAGGTCTTTGGCCAACGCCCTGACCTCATTATTCTTGATGATATCGAAAAAGGCGAAAAGAATTACTCAGAATATCAAGCAGGACAGCAGAAAAACACCGTCTTCGACGATATAGCCCCTATGAATATCTATGCTCGTATGATCTTCGTTGGGACCACCACCATGCCCAACTCAGTAATGGATCAATTCCGCAAATATTCAGAAGGCCAGCGTGACCAAGACCTAGGGTGGATTGAAGAGCAGAATGTTAGAGTTCACTACTATCCAGCTATCTTGCCAAATGATGACGGGTCTGAAAGATCAGTATGGCCAGAGAAATGGCCTTTAGATTGGCTAGTAAGCCAAAGGCATTTAAGAGATTTTGCAAAGAACTACATGAATCGTCCTATCAATACAGACGGTACATTTTGGACAAATGAAGATATAATTATACAAGAGGCAGAAGAATATGGAAATACAATTATTTCTGTTGACCCTGCTGTTACAAAAAATAAAGTTTCTGACTATACAGGAGTAGCTGTATTGTCAAGAGGTACAGATGTATTGGGTAACGAAGTTATTTATGTTCGTGAAGCAATGCAATTAAAGGTATCTCCTTCCGATTTAGCCGCTAGAGTAGCTGACTTGGTAGAAATATACGAACCTGGGGTGCTCTACGTTGAGACAAACCAGGGTGGAGATCTATGGAAGGATGTTTTTAAAGGCATTCCTGCTAAATATAGATCAAAACATCAAAAAATCTCTAAACAGGTACGTGCTGGTAAAGCTTTGAACTTCTACCAACAAGGCAAAGTTAAACACACAAAGCACTTCCCTTCGCTAGAAGAACAGATGTGGTCTTTCCCAAAAGTAAGCCATGATGACGTTCTTGACGCCGTAGTATCAGGAGTTCTTTACTTCCTTGATAATAAGGCAGTAAAAGTTGGTGCAAGACAAATAAATTATGCAAGGAGCAGATAATGTCAGACATTAAATTAGCTCTCGACCACATTGTTGAGAGCAGAGAACACTATAAGAAGGCTGAAGCATACTATGAAGGAAATCAAGAAGAGATTTTTGCTAGTCGTAGATGGACTCGTCTATTTAGAAAAGATAAAGTAGACTATCAGTTCAATTTCTCACGCACAGTTATTGATGCGGTCCTTAATAGACTAGAAATTGCTACAGTTTCAACCCCAGATGAAGCGGCTAATCAAAAGATTAACCAATACTGGGAACAGAATGATCTAAAGCTAGATGCTGAAGAAATTCACAGAAAGGCTCTTGTTTATGGAGATTGTTATGCAATTGTATGGCCAGAAGAAGATGGAACCATCACAATTAACTACAACTCACCATTGACAACAGCTATTATTTATGATCCAGAAAATCCACGTAAAAAGTCATTTGCTACAAAGCTATGGCAAATAACCACATCTTCTGGACAAAATCAAATTAATTTAAACCTATACTATGCAGATAGAATTGAAAAATATTCAATGTATGGTCATTTGGATAACCTAACAGCAAGTTCAAACTTTCAATTTGTAGAAATTGTGCCAAATCCGTGGAATGAAGTGCCAGTATTCCATTTCCGCACAACAAAGCAGTACGGAAGACCAGAACATGCTGATGCAATGGGTCCTCAAGATGCAATTAACAAATTAATTGCTACTCACATGTACACAGTTGATTATCAGGGTGCACCACAGCGTTATGCCTTATCATCTGGTGGAAATGAAGCAGAATTTGAAGACTTTAATGATGATTCAACAGCCAGAGACAACCTTGGAGCACTACAAAATGGTCCAGGAGAACTTTGGTATCTTAAAGGTGTCAATTCAGTTGGACAATTTGCTCCTGCTGATCCAAAGACATTTACAGAACCAGTCAAGGATTTCATTCGTGCAATGGCTTCGCTAACAAGCACACCTTTGCATTATTTTGAAAAGACTGGTAATATACCTAGTGGAGAGGCGTTAAGAACAGCTGAAGGACCACTTCTAAAGAAGGTCGAAGACCGTCAATACGCATTTGGAAATACATGGAGAGATCTATTCAGATTTATGCTTAAGATTGATGGCATTATCACTGACGTAGAAGTTTCATGGGAGTTCGTAGAAACTATGGACAGCCTAGATGCATGGGAAGTAGCTATTAAGAAAAGCTTAGTTGGCGTACCTCTAGAACAAATCCTAGTAGAAATGGGCTATGATCTTGAAATTGCTCAAAGAATTGTTGCAAACTCAACTCAAAACGCTCAAATTCAGCAAGGACTAAATACAACAAATATACTACGCCAAAATGGAGTAGATATCTAGAAGATTGGACGATCTAATGGAACAAACAGAAACACAAGAACAATTAAATAACGAAACAATAGAGATTAAAGACCCAAAGGCTGTTTTGGATGCTTTGGAGCGGGCAAAATCAGATGCTAAGCGCTTTAGAGAAGAAAAGGAAGCCCTAGAAGTCGACTTAAACTCAAAAGATCAAAAAATAGCTGAATATTCAGGAAGATTGTTAAAAGATCAGGTTAAGAAAAGCATTGCAGACTTAAATTTAACAAATTCCGATAGATTGCTTAAGTATATAGACTTTAATGCCTTGGATTTTGATGAAGAATTCAATATTAAAGGCTTAGATGCTCAAATTAATAATTTAAAGCAAGACTTCCCAGAATTATTTGATCCAAAGCTTCTCGTAGGTGGAAAAGCTGACTCAGCAGATGCCAATGTGGTAGATGCTAAGCTTTCCGTATCAGACAAGCAAGCTAAGCTATTGCTTGGGAGATAGAATTGTGCTAAAATATAACCAGGTAAACTCCAGTTGGACGATTGGGTTTACTACGGTTAAAAATTGGACGATTTTAAATCCTAATAAACTCAAATCAAACAAATTAAAGGAGAAATAACATGGCCGCAGGTCGCACAGATCTCACCGAAGGTAATGGTTATATTCCAGAGGAAAAAGGTTCCGTTGCTATTCAAGCAACACTTGCTAACTCTGTAGTAGAAGCATTTGCTCGTCGTGAGAATATGTCTTCACGCACTAAGGGTGTACCACGTTTCGTATCAAACGCTCCAACTGTTGTCGCAGAAGGCGTCGACATTCCGAACTCAGATACAACACTAGACGAGGTAGTTCTTACTGCTAAGAAGTACGCACAAATTTTTAATATCTCAGAGGAAGATCTAAACGATTCACTCGTAGATACACTTAACACATACAAGAGAGAGTGGGCATCACTATGGGCTCGCAAATATGATAACGCTTGCCTTGGAGTAACAGCAGTAGGCGATGGAGATGACGGACAACCTTTCGATTCTCTATACTACGCAGTTTCACAATACAACTCAGCATCAAACCGCATTCAGACAGCTGGAGCATTGACATTCAATGACATTTCAGATGCACTAGGTCTTGCTGAATCAAGCAAGTACTTCGATGCTGCTAACACAGTATTCATTGCACACCCAAAGATGCTCTCACACATCCGTAATATGGAAACAACAGGTGGAAACCTTGTTCTTCCAAATCCAATGGCAGCACAGCCAGGATCATTGTTCGGATATCCACTAGTAACATCATACGGAGCAGCTACATCAGCAGCAGCTACAGCAACACCATCAGGTAACCCACTTCTTATCGTAGGTAACCGTCAGATGATGATCAACGGTGTTCGTAGCAGCATTGAATCAGCTGTATCTCGTGATGCAGACTTTTCTAAGGATGGAGTTCTTCTCAAGACACGTATTCGTCGTGGCTTTGCAGTTGCAGCAGCTGAAGCTTTTGCAGTTGTTGAGAAGACTTCAGCATAAGGGGGAATATAACAAATGGCATCAAAACTATACGGTAACTTCCTTAAGCAAGCACTTAACAAGGAGATCGATTTCGATACAGATACCATCAAGGTAGCTCTCGTTTCATCTTCATATACTCCTAACCAGGATACACATGACTACTGGGATGACGTAAATACTTACGAAGTTTCAGGAACAGGTTACACATCTGGTGGAGCAACTCTAGCTTCAAAGACTTCAACTTACGACTCAGGAACAAACACAATCGTGCTTGATGCTGCTGACGTAACTTGGTCAAGCTCAACAATTACTGCTCGTTATGCAGTCGTTTACAATGACTCAGGTGCATCTGCAGCTGCGAAGGCTCTTATCGGCTACGTAGACTTCGGTTCAAACCAGTCATCAACAAACGGTAACTTTACTATTACATGGGATGCAACAGGTATTGTTCGCATTACAGTTGCGTAAGGTATAATAGATAGATGAACGTAAGGGTAGAGGCTAAGCCAATGACAGTAGCTTCAGCGATGACTGAACCTGTCCTAATTGCAACTGTAGCCATAGATAACGCCTCCAAGATTGTTATCACAGACAATGCTGGCCTCTCCCTTACTGTTCCTACAATTAGCGGACATAGTATTTCCGCAATCAATCCAGAATTTTTGAAAGTAGGTGTTAAGGCTGCGGCATAATTTGTCGCAGTCTTTTTTATTATGGGTGCATTTGAAGATGTAATGTCAGGACTTGGCCCTTACGCATGGGCTAAATTAAACGAAACTGGATCTGCAAATTTTGCAAACAGCGGAAGCATGGGCGGAAACTGGGCGAGACAGGGTACCTGGACATTAGGTGTAACTGGCAAGGATTCTACAAATGGTGCATCTACCCCAACTGGTCAAATTTATGTAAACCTAGATCCATTTAGAACTGCAAGCTCATTTGTTATGTGGTTTAAGCGTACTGGTGGTACATATACTACTGCAAGAAACCTTATCGAAGCTTATACAAGCTCATCATATAATATGGACTCAAGTGGAGAATGCGGCATTAATACATCTGGCTATGTTCAATTTGGACCCAGATATAGCACAGCAATGACTTCCATGACCTCGAACGTAAACGTTCTTGACGGAAATTGGCACCACATTGCATTTACAAGAAATGGCACAACTGCCAAGATTTATATTGATGGAAATCTTACAAATACTGGAACAGCTGGTTCTGGAGTAAACACTACTGCCGTAACAACTTATATTGGACTTGCTACTGGTGACGGTACAAATACTTATGATGAAGTAGCCTTTTTTCAAAAAGAATTAACAGCTGCTGAAGTTGCTTCTTTGTATTCAGGAAGCACAGCAACAAATATTAACTATACAGATACTGCTGGCATGGCAACAGCCACACCACATGCTTTAATGGTCGATCCAGCAATTTCTTTACAATCAAGCGTTCAATACACAGCAGATCCTTCTACAGCAAGTGCTGACACAGTAAGCCCAACAGTAAGCGCTGATAGCAGTGCAGAATACGCTGCAGATGCCTCTACAGCATCATCTGAAATGGTTGATTCTACAGTAGAGGCAATTGGCAACGTACAACACACAGAAACAGCATGGACTGCTTCTGCTGAAATGGCAGACCCAACAGTCTCTGCTCAAGTTTATTTATCTGTGGCGGCGGATCCAATGGATGCCTCTTCATTATCTCCAGCAAACATATTCTTTGGAGTAGTTGTTGAAGATACAGATTACACAGTTCAAGCTAGACAAATTATTGCAAGTGTTGCAAATCAGGCAGTCACTACATCATTTACAATTGGTACAGATAATGGTGGAGGCGGAGGAAAAGTATCTCTTGCCTTAAAACCAACTGCTGGATTCCCACCAGCAAATAAAATTGTTAAGGCTAAATTCCACCCAACACAGGTAACTGCATCTACTGGAGCAGATGATGGTGGAAATAACACATTTAATATTTACGTATTCACAGAAGATCCTGGAAGCAATTTCCAAAGCATGACTTATGCAAATCTTCCTGCAAAAGTATTACTTTATGCAACAAGATTAACAGATGACGGAGTTAGCTTTAAACCAGATCTAACTGCAGCATTTAATGATGCCCGTTCACATGACTATGGTATTTTAATTGAGCATGTGGGTACTGGCGGTTCTTCATATGACAGAACAGAATTCTCAGTACCAAATGGCGTAGATGATAGCTTGCTTTATATTCTTTCATCAGATGTTGTAAGCAAAAACCTAAACGCAGATGCAATTACTGCTTCTGGCGAAATGGTAGATCCATCTACAACAACTATTAATAATTTAGATTTAGCAGCAGACGTTGTTACAGCAAATGCTGAGATGGTTGATCCAGTAAGCACAACTTCTCAAAATACAAGCTTCACAGATAGCCCATGGACTGCATCAGCTCAATTTGTAGACCCAGCAGTAGCAGCAGAGTTAGTAGTTACATCAGGACACCTTGAGGCAGATTCTCTAATGGTTGATCCAACTCTTAGCATTACTGGCACATATATTTATTACTCAACAGAGCCTGTAGGAACCGCATCTGCAGAATTTATGTCAGTTGGATGGAATATTGGCGAAGACAACGTAGCAGTACATATGGATGCTTCCGCATCTATGGTTGACCCATCACTTCGTGCAGATAACCTACAGTACGCAAACGAAACAAACGGACACCTTGCAGAAATGCTTGATCCATCAATCACGGTTGTTCTTAACTCACAAACTGTAAATGCCACACCAATGGAAGCAAATATTGCTTTCCCTAACCCAGTTTATAGCCGTGCATTAGATCCATATTACTCACGTATTCGTGAATTGCTTGGCGATGATGATAATGCTGCTACAGCTAAACCATCCTACCTATTTATCTTTGATGGATTAGATAGTGATACTTATGGCTGGAAGCCAACTATTAAAAATGCCAACTGGACTTCATTTGATGGAGACTACACAACTTACGGTGTAACTGCTGGAGGAATAGTACCAGCACCAGGTGGCCGTAGAGCCCAGACATTGACCAATACGGGCGTTACATATTCAATGGGTCTATATGACTCAACTGGACGCTATGATGGCTCTAAATCGGCTGTAGAAGCCGTTTTAAGGGTATCTGAGGCTAACGCTGGTCAGTTCTATCAAAGAAGATTTGTTTCAAGCATTGGTGGCGGGTCTGAAGTAAGACTTTCTATCAATAACGGTAAGATAAGATTTGAATTATGGAGCGCTGGATCAAGGACTGGATTTAACTTTGTTACAGCTTATGAAGGATTTAAGAATATTGCTGATGGTCAATGGCACCATATCATTGTTAATTTCAGCGATGATGTTGTAAATGGACCAAACTATTTTGATATTTATGTTGATGGACAGCGTGATTTTAAGCGTTTCCAGGGAATGTCAAATGCTACAAAGGGTCGTCCATCATCATTAGTTGCAAACTTTACTGGAGATATCCAGTCTATAGCACACTATGAACTTGAGCTTAGCCAAGACGATGTTGTAAAGAATTACTACCTTGCTTTAGATATTGATGCTATTGAAGCTGAACCAATGATCGCTACACTTGCAGATATTGTTCAGCCTAAGAGGGTTCGTGGTAACAGAGTAAGAATGCTTATGCTTTACACAGGATATGCTCCAGGATTCTATCCTGATGGATATAGAGTTCGTGAGGGTGGCCAGCTAATTACAGATGGTAAAGAATTTGACTATGATTTTGGCCCTACATTACCTGTATCTGAAGATCTTTCAACATCAATATATTGGGGAGATGTAGATGTATTTACACAGCCAATTCTTGGACCATGGAGAGATGCAATTTCTGATGACTTTAGAACTATTGATTTACGCACAGACGTATCATTAGCTGATTTTGATATTGTTTCCTTCCGTGATTATCCAAACGAATCTACAGAATATGACAGAATAAATACACTTGACCTTGGTGGAACTACTGGGGCAAGACTAA